CCATCAATCATGTAATGATGAACAAACCTGAAAGATGCAACTTTGTTTTCTCTCGAAATTTTACCTTCCCACTCTCTATATTGATTATATGGATCATCCTCGTCTTTTTCTATACTATAAACTTCGTAGCGTACATCATCCAATTCAACGTCCCACCAATACTCGGGGTTTTCTTCTTCATCGGGATAAAACTGCATTTTACTAATCAACAAGTTTAAATTCTAACTTAGGTACTGATTTTCTTTTTTACAGATTCAAGAAGTTTCAAAACAGATATAGTTCCCGTGAATAAAAATAGTATCTGTTTGGTTATTGGGATCTGTATTTCAGTTGGGTGTGGTATAGAAGGTCTTCGTAATTTTTTATGTATTCGTCGTAAAGCGTCACATGTCTCGAGATATTTACCTTCTGACATCTGGTCCCTCACCTCATCGATAGTGTTCATCACTATGAATAGATCTTTATCTACTGCCATATTTTAAGTTGATACTTTCTTTTTCAACAATTCTTCGAATTCTTTATATGTATAACGAGCACCGACCACTTTTTTTAAATCCATGTCGTTAAGTTTTTTAATAATAAAATCATCACGACAAGCGTTGACATAAATATTTTCTCTCCAACATACCCATTTATCTTCATCAATTTCTATGAATACAGTCACATAGACTTTCTTCGTTTCAATAGAAAATTCTACATCACTTTCTGGATCAAGTGATTTTCTTTGTTTCTGGATCGTCACGGCATTGTTTTCATAATTTACTCCACCCCCCTTCGGAAGGGTTAATGTTGATATAACCGATTCCCGTGTTGGACTTATTATTACATAACCCCTATACTCACTCCGATTTAATACACGTACTACCCTTTTAGGGAACATCCATCTCCAAAAACCTCTACGGTCATCTGCTGGCGTTGTATCTCGGATTTTTCGTAGCATAGGAAAACATTCACCACACTTAGGTGGTTCGGGTCTAGATTCCATTTAAATTAACATAATATTTTCTTTAGATACCTTAAGAGATGTACTTGTATCTCATTGTGGCCATTATCATTCTCATGATGATGATGCAAAATCGTTCGAGGGGTATGAAGCAGTGCATAGAAAAGTTGGTGAAGCAGTCAGCTAAATATGCCTTAATGGCTCAACAGGATTCCTCCCCAGTTATGTCGGTGCGTCATGGGAACTATGCCGCGGCTTATGTCCACGCTCTCAAAGATATCGCGAACGAAACACAAATTCACAATTCCAGTGGTATAGATGTCAAGAAGTTTGTGGAACATATATTCAATGTTCAGGATATGACGACGAAAAAAACGGTCGACCAATTCCCAGATTTTGCTGGTCAATCTGATATATATCTTTCAGAAATTGCAGGAAATGCCTAAGTGGGGTCACTTAATTATAAAAATAAGAAACAAAAATGGAAATCATTCGTGATGAAATGTGGCAGCGTTGCCTCGCTGATGCGGCTAAGATGTACCGAGTCAGCGAACCAAATGAACTATGTTTCAAACTTGCAAATGCGACTTGGATCATGAAGAAAAAGTATCAGGAACATTTCAATAAGAAAGAAGAACGAAAAACGATCGTGATTGATAAACCACCAGAAGTGGTAAATAATCAGAGGACAGGAAAAAAAATATGCTGCGCGACGACGATGAGTGGCAAACCCTGTGCATTTAGAGCTACGTGTGGGGAGTACTGTAAAAAACACAGTGTAAAGAATGCACAATTGGGAACCAAAGTAGATGTGAGCAGAATTAAAATCACCGACTAATAGAAACGTGATGTTAGACCAGGAGAGTCTTAGACCTGTAATAATAGCGATGGCACTTTACATCACTATCAGCACCCTCGTACCTCGCATAGCCACAAAACCATCTGGTATCCAAGTTCTTGATGATCTCGTGATGACTATCATCACGCAGAGGGACTCAATGATGAGTGGCACCATTCTCATCGGACTTATCGTTTTCGCCACCAATTACATTCAAGATGAACTCCTCTAGAATATTTTCTCGACTTACTATTTTTTTTGTGTGTTCGTGTTCCATGTGACGAACACGGTTGTCATACGCATGTCTCATAAACTCCAAGAGTTGGTCAAAGTTCGGATTACCCCAAACCATACCCTTTTTGAAGAGAAAATCATCCCTCTCCAACTCTTGAAGTTCACAATCAATCGTATATGGCGTCTTTACGTATTCAGGTGCACCACCATAGTTCGTAATAATGACAGGTTTATCTCGAAGTGCCGCTTCAACTGCACCCATACCAATACCCTCAGAATGTGAAAAACTTACATAACAGTCACAACGATTATGAAGATTATCCATTTCTTCATTTGATAGGAGGTCGTTAATTACTTCAACACGTGGAAACTGAATTTGAATCGGTTGGTTGCATGTAGCTTTCACGACGAGACGTGTGTTTGGTTCATTCAGACGAACGAATGCTTGTAATACATCTCTAAATTTCTTACGAGAATCTGCAATGTTGCCAATATGGTAAAATGTATATGGTTTTTCTTTTGGTGTGGGAATGTGTGCGTGTATCACGTAGAATTCATTGTCAGGAAATTGCCTTGAAAAAACCTTCTTACAGAATTCACTTGGTACGGCGACTTTTTTGAATTCTTTCATGATAAGACCATAATCTTCGTGTACAGTTTCCGTTTCACAAATGGTCATACACACAAGATTTTTTACTCGAGTTCTGACATACTTCAAATATTCCATGTGAGGACTAACTGGCAGCATATAAATCAGGCCACGTTCACATTCAGGAAGCTTACTCCCAAAAACGTAATAGTTAGAATTTGGGTCAAATAATTTCACATATTTTACCGCTTGATTTCCAATTCCACTATTAAGTGCAGGACCGATCACGATCATTTGATATAAAGATAATCTCTCTTTTATATATATAGTACAATGGAATCTCTACGCAAAGAAGTCGAAGATGAACTCAAGCGCACCCGTCTCGATAAGACTCGTCTTTACAATCTCATTCTCAAGCTGATTGATAATGCTGGCACTGGTGGTGGTGGTGCCGGTCCCGCTGGTCCCGCCGGTCCCGCTGGTCCCCCTGGTCCCCCCGGTCCTCCTGGTCCCGCTGGTGAGGTCGCTCCCAAGGCTGCTGCTCCCAAGGAGGTCGCTCCCAAGGCTGCTGCTCCCAAGGAGGTCGCTCCCAAGGCTGCTGCTCCCAAGACTGTCGCGACGCCTAAGAAGGCTCCCGTGAAGAAGAAGGTTGTCGTTTCGGCCTAAATATATATAAAGTTCTGAGACACGTTATAAATACATGTTGGCTATTGCACCGCTTCGTATTTACAACACCGCAGACAAGGACCCAATGAAGAAGCGGGTCAACCCTCGAAAACACAGGTACGTGATTAACACACCAGACGTAGACGAACTTCACCACCTTCGGGAACAGATTGCAAAGTATAAGCGTGGTCATGCTAAGCTCAAGCGACTCGCAAGGTGGAATCTACGATCCACAAAGTCTTCACTCAGAGATGTGCAAGAGACCCTCGAAACGTTGGAAGACCTCTATGGAGACTTGGCTTTCGACGATGAGGAATCCCCATAAATCTCAAGAATATCCCGCACGATTAGGCTTCTCTCGATGTCTGCAAAATCAAATGTTATACACTCAATACGTTTGTGATTCTTACCTTCTAAACGCGACCAAATATCTTTTAGACCATTATCCTCATACTTCCTGTCATGTTGTTTAGGATCACCTGTGATGATCATTTTACAACCTTCACCTACACGTGTCAACAACATCTTCATTTGATTTGGTGTTGAATTCTGCATTTCATCGGCAATCACAACAGCATTTTTAAATGTTCTCCCTCTCATATACGCTAAAGGACATATCTCTATGATTTTTTCCTTCATCATATATTGAATATCATTTTGACTGTAAAATTCTCCAAACACATCCATGATAGGTCTCGTCCATGGATCCATTTTTTCTTCTAAAGTTCCTGGAAGGTATCCGATGTCTTCTTCTACTGATACAACGGGTCGGGTTAGAACTATCTTTTTGAAGGTTTTGTCAGCGTATCCAGCTATGGCGGCGTAACATGCTAGCATGGTCTTACCCGTTCCTGCTGGACCTATGGCAAATACCATCGGTTTACTAATACTATACAGAGCTCTATTATAATTCTTTTGATTTTCACTTTTTGGTGTTACAGTTGGATGTTCGATTCCGTCCATATCCCCCTCGAAATAGTAGTCAGATTCATCGTATGACGATGAGAGTGAAAATTTGCGACCCTTTTTACCTCCCATACTTTTTACGCAGAACTTTTATTAACCCACCAAATAAATCCACCCAATAACGATGCTATAATGGCGACCAAAATACCAAATGAAAATTTTTTAGGGTTTTCATCTGGAGGTTTATCAGGAAGTTTTTTGACATTTTGATTGAGTGTATCAATTTTTTTCAAAAGTTTTTCAAGTGCTTGAAGAATTTGAAGTTCACGATCTTTTGGTTTCTCCTTTACATTTACTGTGGTAATCTCAAGAATCATATACCATTTTGAGTCTGGTTGAAGAGTTACATAATCTCCATCATCTTGTTGTTCGTATATGTTGAAGTTTAATTTTTTGATAGATATAGGATTGAAGTAATTTGTATTTTGTTGGAAACGTTTCCATTGTTTATCACGGAGAACTGTACTTGAATCTTTAGCGAAATGGCGCTCCAGGGGAACACGAGCTAAAATCTGACCATGTCTCTCATCAAGGATTTGCGCAACCTTTGGTATATCAGGGCAAACGACATCTACAAACTTGGCTATATTACTCAGAGAAGCACCAGGACTTGCTTCACCAACTTGTGTAATGTAAAAATCTACCATTTTAATACCCATTACTCTACCCATGTCCTCAACATGTGTATTAGATTCAAGAGTGAGATCAAGTGAAAAAGTATTATTCGTTCCATTTACAAACGTCGAATCTAAAATAACATATTGAACTTTTTTTGGTATATCGTCCAAGGACATTCTAATATATTTCACGAAAAAAAAAGTTGACATAATATAATTATGGATACGACCACGATTATTCTCATTGTTCTTTTAATCGTGATGGCCGCGGGTGTTGCCTTTTGGTACATAAACAACCAGGCCACTAACTTAGCTGAGGCCGAGGCCGAGGCTGATGCTGCAAGGCTTGCGGCGGCTACGGCGGCTGAACTGGCTGCGGCTGCGGATGCGGATGCGGATGCGGATGCGGCTGCCGATGCGGCTGCGGAAACACCAGCAGGCGGTGGCACCCACTCCCTCGCTGGTGATAAATTTATTGTTGTCAAAGGTACTAAAACTGGTGTGATCACCCCCGAAACGGACGGCAAAAAATTCACTGTCAGCACAAATGGCACTCGTTCAGATGCTATGGTGATCACTCTCGAGGCTGTTGAGGGTGAGACCGAAACATACTTTTTATTTTCCAAGGGGGAAAAGAAATACATGAAGTATGACAACGGTGGTTTAAAATTTGTAACAAAAAAGCCTACCACACCCAAATCTCTCAAACCTTACAAGATTAAATTCACATCGATCGGTGATGTATATGCGATGTCTTATATGGACAAAGATGATATGGAGTTATTTTTTGGGTACAACGGTGTTGATAAGATGATTACTGACTCGAGTGTGGCTTCCATACTTAGTACGGGTCTTGTCACTCTCGAAGATGCTGGTGTTTCTAGTTACATCTTATCTGGCAACTTCGGTGAAGATAATTTCGCTGCCTTTGACATTGCTCTTGATGATGAGGATAAACCAAAAACAAGCATCCAAGGATGTTTTGACGCGTTACCAGACGCAGAATTGGGTGACGATGTGGATCGAGACAGTCTTTTAGCTGTGGCTTACAAGGCTTCAGTACAGAAGATTGTTAATGATCAACCCGCAGTGGATGCCGAAGAGAATCCAGTCATGACCAAGGCATGCAGGGTTTACACGGCTACAGGTTCCCGTATTACCGGTGATGGTGGAACTGGTTGGGTCACAACTTGCGTTGATAAAACAAAGGATATAAAACAAGGATGCTTATTGTAAACATATGATTCCACCGATCGCGAAATTTACCATCATAATGAACGTGGTACTTACAATTATAGTCGGTGTAGATGTGTTTAAAGAATTGAATCTACACGAGAGTAATGTACCCCCAAGCAATTTATCAAATCGCGACTAGTATGGGTCCAACGTACATCGTTAATATTTACAGGTGGTTCAAGATGGCACTTTGGGATGCCCCGTACCGCATTTGGCTCGACATCGAGCTTGAGAAACTTTCGATTGAACGAAACCTAAGTGTAGAGACTATTGAAGAAAAGTAAAGATGACTGAATTCACAATCCCCATCAACGACCTTTTTGTACACTCAAAGCACCCACTCGGAATACCGGGTGTTGCTTCGGACAATTTAAGAATCGCCTTTCTTCAGGCCACAGCATCCCTGTGCCCTGACGTACAACGAAAAATTTGGGAGGAAGTTCTATACTGCACTGTACCCATTGAACCGCCTCCAGCACCAAAGAAGCAATGCCCGGTTATATACGATCGATTGTCAACTTCTTTACCCCGAAATTTATTTCATCCGAACAAGAAAGTCTCGCCGAACGAATCATGAATAAGGAGGTCATAGAGGCGGTGAATGATTGTGGTGAGAAGAGATACATTGAGGTACCCAAAGACGTTGCGTTTCATAAGGAACGCTTATACGTTCTCCTTACGAAGTGTGAAAAGTTACACTCCTTCGTGACGAGAATGGAATCACATGGTAAAATGAGTGAGACGAAACTAAAGATATTTTACACTGAGATGTTTCGATTACGACTCAAAGTTCGAGACGGTAGGATTTACGGCGCAAAAGCTCAACTTATAGATGATCTCACTGATGAATATGAGACGCTCGAAAAATTAATGAAGGGATCTACATCCAAATCATTTAGAGACCTACGTAGTGCTTAGTATTCTCCGAGCATATCAATCTCTCGTTCATACGTCTGAGAGAGTAGAATAGACTTTAGATCTCTTGTGAATGTGATATATTTTTTTGGAATATCCCCCCAAAGCCTCTCATTCGAGACAAATTGATCTATCGCTCCTTCTCGTAAGAGGGGTTCTAGAAGGGTCCAGTTTGGTTCACTGTATTTGATTCGCTTACACCCTCTTGCAAATCTCCTAGAGTATATATACCACGCCGCTATGCTCTTGTAAATTTGCACAGGTCGTTTACCCTGTTTGAGACACTCACGCAGAGACGGAACCACGAATGTATGAAATTTTGTGAACCCATCCATACAAATTCTATCGAGTTCGTCGAGATTAGTGGCACTCGAAAACCTCTCCTCGACACTGTCTACATATTCGTAAATATCAAAGGGGAGATCAATATCTAGGGAGGGTACAATTTCTTCTTTTTGGAGTTGCCTAAAGTGTTGTCTATGTGTCTCATTATTCATGACTTCGTCGAAAGTTGTGTAACCAGAAAGTGCACCAAGGTATGCGAGTGATGTATGACCACCGTTTAATACCCTAATTTTGGTCTCTTCGTAAGGTTTGATGTCCTTTGTCACCGTCACCCCAACTTTAGTGAGATTGGGGAAATCTGAAGTGAAATTGTCTTCAATGACCCATTGTGTAAAGTCCTCAGTTTGAACGACAGTTTCACCAAATCCGGGGAATATATGTTCTACATCTCCACGAAGTTTATTGGTCGCTCTAGGTGTTATTCGGTCAACCATAGATGAGGGAAACGTAACATTTTCACGAACCCAATCCGCTAGTTCGTGTTGATTTGTTTGGTACAAATACGCCAAAAATTGGGTTTCGAGAACAAGGCCATTTTGACGAATGTTGTCACAACACGCCACAGTGATGGGTGTGCGTCTATTTCTGAGACCGCATGCGAGATACTCGAAGAGCGGTGACCCGGGTGCATATCCACTTTCTGTCACGGTGATAGTAACGAGGTGCACACTATTTAGAGCTAACATGGCTTTGGCAATCGTTCTATTCTTTGTCCAATCGATATAATCTAGATGCGATCGAACGAGTCTGTAAGATGAAGGTGTTTTAACTATGTAGTCATCAATTTCCCGAAATCCTTCGTTCCTGAGATTAACCGCTACTATACCCCAACGGAGATCTCCAGTTTGTTCCATATAATCATCTATATATACAGCTTGGTGTGCTCGGTGAAAAGCCCCATAACCTATATGAATAATTCCCGTCTGACATTCACCCTTGTCATAGGACGTTTTATACATTCGTTAAGTTACTTAGACAAATTAATTTAAGTAAAAGTAAGATGGACAACCTTTTGGGTGCCATGCAAATTATAGATAGAAATTCTACCAAGTTTGCTGAAGGTGACTACTTAGAGGTGTGTAATCTCTTGAAGAAGGCATACGACAGACGATCCGATCCCGTTTACTTCTTCAACTACGACGACTTCCGGATACTTCCTGTGGGTTCAGAATCATCCGGTATCATATTTGAATACTTTTACGATCACTATTTCGAAAAGGCGTTGCAGTTTGATAGTGATTTTATACAGGGACAGCTTAATTATTTACAAAAGGAATATGAAAGTGCTGGTCCTATTAGACGTATTACTCAGAATGTAAGAGACAAGGTTGAGATGCACTGTTATTCTATATACGGAATCCCTCCCGGAGAGAATACCCTAGAAGAACTCGGTATGGATCCAGTTGATTTTAGAAAGATGTGTAAAACGTATGTCGCCCTAGAGAATGACTTCCGGGCCACTTACAGGGAGACTATCGAGAAGAGGATACTATGGCTTGAGGATTCCGAGGAACGTTTAGACACTCTATAAAGTTCATGTTTTATAAGTTTGTGTACACCACCATCTATTTCCACCGCTATATTCAAAAATAATATGAATAAGGGCACCAGCAATCAGGGGAATGAGTGGGATATTAAATCTATTCAATGCCATGATGAGTACGAGATTCATAATACCGATGACAAGAGATTCAATGAGAACTGTTGTGATCGGTCTATACATTTAATATAGGATATGAAAAAAAATGTATAACAATACTATATGAGACGAAACTCGGGATCCAGTGGTGTGGTCTTATTGATTCTTTTATTACTCGTGAGCTCCGCAGGTCTGGGTATTGCATACTATATGGGATTCCTTGATCAGTTCATACAGATAGAAGATGATGCAAAGGCAAAGGCTGAAGCCGAAGCCGAGGCAGAGACAGATACAGAGGCAGCAGCACCAGCAGCACCAGCAGCAGTAGTAGCACCGATTGTGGGTGAATTCCCCGCAGACATTTCTGGTCTTTCAGGTAGATATGATGTAGCTTCATTTGATGAAACTTCACGAAAATGGGGAGATATATCAGGTAAAGGTAATGATGTGACTGTGAGAAAAGGAAATATTAAGAAGACGGATACATATGTATATGGTGGGACTGGAGATGGTTTAAAATTCCCCGTTGAGGTTTTGGGGGATGGTGGTATTTACACTATGTTTTGGATTGCTCGCTACAACGGCACCGAGAAAAAACGTATTTTTGATGGTGTGGACAATAATTGGCTATCGGGTTTTCATGATGGAAGTACCGGTGTAGCTCATCACGGTGCCTGGTTGACTGAAAAACTAGTTTCCTTTGGCGACCATGCATGGATACAGGGGGTTGATGCACCCAATAAGTTCACGGTGTTTGGTAAGAACCAGGTTACAGTACCATCTGTATATGGTTCAACATCCCAAATCACTATAAATATGGGGACGAATGCTTCAAGTCAATCGAGTGACTGGGCTGTAAAGGAGGTGATCTTTTACAATCGCATGTTAACTTCTGAAGAGATTGAGAAGGTTGAGACGTATTTATTTAAAAAATATTTCCCATCTCTACCTGTGGATATTAGTGTGGCAAAGGGGAAGTTGGAGAGTGGGCATGTCGACGACCCCCGTGGTGAACCATTTGGATATGGCACTCAGGAGTTTTGTCGCGAACAAGCGAAGACCCTAGGATTCCCAATATGGGGTCATCGTAACAATGAGTCGGTAAATTTAAAAAGTAAATGTTTTTACTACCCAGAAGGCACCAACTTCGAAGAATTCGTAGAGATTGAAGATGATGAAGTACATACAGTGGGCTGTACAAATCTCGATCGGGGCATTTATGAGGGATGTATCAAAGAGGAATAAAATCTAGATATACACTAAGATAATATGACTAAGGTTCTGGTGATTGTTATGTTCATATGCCTCATATTTTCAGTATTATCAATCATGGTGACACCAGGAAATGACGATGATGCAAAGGCTGCAAGACTTGCGGCGGAGGAAACTGATGAGGAAACTGACGATGAGGAAACTGACGATGAGGAACCTGTGGTCAGTTCATTGAGTTTCTCGACAAGTGCGGCATTGTCATCTGATGATTATATCGCACCTGATATTAGTGGTGGTCGTATCCCTGTAGATTGTGTTGAAGGATCGTGGGGGGATGTGGGTGTGGATTGTAATCAATCTACAGGAAAGATACAACAACGGAAGTACATAACCCCTGCTAGGAATGGTGGTACTTGTGGGGTCGAACCCGATCCAGAGAATTATATATACCAAGATCGTGATTGTGAAGAATACTGCACCCTAGATGCGAATTGGAGTCCAGCTTGTCCAACACAATGTGATCTGGGGGCTTCATCAATTACACAGACAAAAGGACAAACTTCAAAAAAATATGTTCCTGATAATGGTTCTCCATGTTACGGTGAGAGTGACGCGAAACGAAAACGACAAACCTCATGTCCAGCGACTGCAATATGTCCAGCAACGCAGAAGAGCCTGGATGATGCGGCGGAGGCGGCGAGGGTGGAGGCGGCGAGGGTGGAGGCGGCGAGGGCGGAGGCGGCGAGGGTGGAGGCGGAGAGGGCGGCGCAATCCGCACATATGAACCAGGGTGGCAGCTCAGGTGGTGGCGGTCTCCCTGAACAAGGCGGTCCGGCCGGGTGGAGTGGTCAGTAGAATTGATTATTTTTACACCTTTCGGATTGTTCTGGCCACAAGTCACCAAAATTATAATCTAATTCACGAGACCAATTATACCCATGTAAATTCAACATTATACAACCTCTTGTTGTATTTACATTTTCTACGTAGTGCCATACACCACCTTTTATAAACAACGAATCGTGTGGTTTCATTATTTTCGTTTCATATGATATTCCCTTATTTGTGAGATACACCTTCATTTGTTCGAAGTTTAAGTTATTTACATCATCTCTAAACGATAAAGCTTCATCTTTACTTTTAAAATCAGCGTTCCATAAAATCCATTTTTTTGTCCCGCTCAACATATAAGCCGTTTGATCGAAGCTGTCGAAATGTGGTGCGTATCTCCAGGGATTTGTTTGTATTCTAAGTAATATGTTTGAATTTTTGTATTTATCTGTTATTGGTTTAACATAATTTAAAATATCAAGCTCACACCCCATTGCATTTGATTTGGCTATTTTGAGCATATATGTTGTATCCTTGGGTATTTTTGTTTTAAATATAGTATCGTATGTATCTATAATTTTTTTACTTGGATAAGTGGATTCTATTGTTTTTTCGGTTAAATCATAAACACCCATCTCTCCTGTACAGTTTCCAAATCTATTCGAAAAGTCCTCCCATGAGTATTTCTTTGATCGTGACAACAGAATCAAGATTAATAATAGTAAAACAATAAATAACACCCACATAATCTAAAATATGTGAAGATTATTTTATGAGTATTCGCGACACCTAAGTGACCCCCTCCCCACTTCCATTTCATGACGATGGATGAGATACTTGAGGAGCTCAGGTCCCTTAGGGAGATTATACAGACATTACATCCAGTCACCCCATCGCAGAGTATATGTGA